TCGAGCTGCTGATGAAATATTGGATAGCAAATGGGCTGCTCAGGTTGGAGAACGCGCAACAACTCTTGCTAATATTGTAAGAACTGGTAATATTTAGCACATATTGCATAAGGATATGCACATGAAAGCTGGACCAAAATTTACATATGATGTTAATAAATTTGACGACATTATTGCATCTGTACACCGCGCACGTGGTTCTCTTGGCCAAGTCGCAGACCTCAATGAAATTCCTCGTCGCACTTTTTATGATTGGTTAACGATTGGTGATGAGGACAATAATAATGCTTTATGCACACCTCTTGGTCAATTATCGCGCAAAATTAAATTAGCACAAGCCGAAGTTGTATTAAATTTATGCGATAAAGCGGAAGCTGATGATAAGAAAGCAAAATTTATCATGTGGTGGTTAGGTAAAATATGCCGCGAAGACTTTGGTATCGAAGGTATGGAAATCAAAGAACTGCGCGATTTATTTAGAATTATTCTCCCATTGATTGGCAAGGATGCTACCAGTGATCAAAGACAACCCAATCAAGCCGAATAAGCCTGAAAAGAAGCCAAAGAAGAGACAATTCAATCCTGATGTGATTCCACTACAGGCCAAAACCTATTCAACTATTCATAGAACTTTACGCGGCACAAGGAAATAGCCATGAAAGATTCAACAGAAATGTACACATGCGGTTTAGAGATGAAAGGTGGATTAGCATCGAATATAGATTATCCAGCGGACTATATGCATGCGCCTAAGTCTCAATTTCCTAGTACGCCTACGCACCCTGGTAAGCAAGCTCCTAGCTTACAATCAATGATGAAGACTATGACATAAACATTCGCCTCATTTTGATAGGGTTGAATGACTAATGGCATAAGGGTTTCAGTATGGATTGTCCCGGTTGCAAATATTCTGATACACGCGTTTTAGAATCACGTCCCGATGGTCACGAGGGTATTAGACGAAGGCGTCAATGTATTAAATGTGGATTACGGTTTACCACGCAGGAATCAGTACAAGTCCCAAGGAAGAAAAAGGACAAGATGTAAGTGAATCAAACGGAATTAAGCCCGCGATATATGATTTCTAAGCTCAAAGATGTTGTGATGAGCTACAACAGACGCACTCAAAAACATATTACTTTCTTAGATGACAGGACAATCATTCATGCAAGCGATTCGGACAAGATATATATACCTTCTTCTACTGGTCAACGCTTTGCTTCTAGCAATGGTTTTGTTGATCTTGTTATTGGTCCGTATGGAAGTGGTAAATCTACAATGTGCGTTCAGCGAATTGTCGGATCAACTTGTAAAATGCCATATTGGTTTAACGGAAGACGACGAGCGAGATGGGCAATCGTTAGAAATACTAGTGGTGAATTAGTATCGACTACACTTCAAACGTGGCTTACATGGTTCGGTGATTTAGGTGACATAACAAAGCGTCAAAAACCTCTTCTTACTTATGAACATAGATTCAATGATGGTAATGGTATAGTAGAATTAGATCTCATTTTTATTGCTCTGGATAGACCGGATGACGTACGCAAGATTAAGTCTCTGGAACTGACAGGAGTTTACTTAAATGAATTATCTGAATTACCTCAAAATGTTCTTAGTCATTTTAAGGGAAGGGTTAACGGTCGTTATCCTTCTCGCAGCTTTTGTGCTGATCCTCATTGGTCTGGAATTATCGCAGATACAAACCCGCCTGATGAAGACCATTGGATTTTTAATGACTTCGAGAAATCGATAAGTCCTAGTTACAATGTATTTCATCAACCTTCAGGATTAGTTGAAGATGAAAAAGGTAACTTCGTCAAAGACGCTGATGGAAATTATATACAGAATCATGAGGCTGATAACGCTTGTCATCTTAGTTCTGACTATTACCCTAAGCTTGCCGAGAAGCAGTCAGAAGGATTTGTTAAAGTTTATTGTGGAGGTAAATACGGCCTTGTCGAGTCTGGAAAGCGTGTTTATCCTGAGTTCAACTATGATATCCATTCAGTAGCTCAAATTGACGCTATACAAGGCGATCCACTTTACCTTGGTTGGGACTTTGGGTTGACTCCTGCGTGCGTTGTGATACAAATTTCACCGCGTGGACAAGTAAGAGTATTGAAAGAATACCTAGCTGAGGATATGGGTATCAAAACGTTTGCTAAGAATGTGGTGATACCTCAGTTAGCAATTGATTTTCCTTATTGTAAGGTTGGAGGTTCTGAGGCTGATCCTGCGGGTGCTGCAGGTGATCAGATCATGGAAGAGCTTTCATGCATTGGTGAACTCAACTCATTGGGAATCAAAACGAATGCAGCAACAACGAACGACATAGACGTACGTATTAATTCAGTTCGTTATTTCTTAAATCTCATGATTGATGGTAAACCTGGATTTCTTATATCGCGTGAAGGTTGCCCTGTATTGGTGAAAGGCTTTATGTCTGGCTATCACTTCAGACGCATGAGCATATCAGGTGATGAGCGTTACCAAGATGTTCCCAATAAAAATAAATACTCACATCCACATGATGGATTACAATATCGCCTGATGCCATTTGCTGGCAGACCGCCTGAGCCCGAAAAGCCGAAGATTGATCCATTTGCGAATAATACAGTGATGAGATGGCAGAATTGATGAGTGAAATAACAGAAATATACCTTAATAAATATAGCGATGAACTTCATGAGGAGTTAATGAAAATGGAACGAGACAACGATCAAAACAAGCACGCATTCGATGCACAAATAAAGAAACAAGTTTCTTGGATTGATAAGAATCTTGAAGCAAAAGGAAAGATGTTTAATCAAGAACAAGAAATGTTTTATCGAGCGACAGATTACAGGGGTTCATGATGCGAGATTTTGAAAGATGGATGTTAACGCCTAAATTTAAAGTTAATGTCATTCGATGTAATGATGATGTTGCGATACAAGTTGTTTATGGACACTTAAAAGAACCAACAGAATGTGTGAATACTTGTTTTATGTTTACAAATGATCCTGATGTTTTGAGCGAAGCTTTAGAATCGACAATGAATAGTTTAATTCGATCATTTAATTTTCCAACATCAATTAAGGAGTTCCAAAATGCCATTAGTAAAGGGAAAGAAAGCGAGTAGTAAAAAAGGTTTCAGCGAAAATGTGAAACGTGAAATGCATGAAGGCAAGAAACAAGATCAAGCGGTTGCGATTGCTTATAGTGAGGCTCGTCGAGGTAAGAAAAAAAAGAAATAATTTTTGCTACATCTAAGGAAGTCAAAGAAATATCTCAGAGAGTAATTAATAAATATATTGATGTTTTAAAAAGATTAGCTAAAAGGTAAGAAGAAATAATGTGCGAAGAGTGTTCTAAATGCGGTGAATTAGGAACGCCTTGGTATTTTTGCCCCCTACTTCAGGGGCATATTTGTGCTGATTGTTATTATGAAATTTATGAGGAAGATAATAAATGAGCGGTTGTTATCCAAGTGAACAAATTAAAGATTGTAATCATGGTAATGATAATTCAGGTCAATGCCATATGTGCGGTATAGAATCAATTTTGAATTATGCTTCACTTAAAAACAGGATTGAAGCGCTTCATTGTAATAAGCTTCAACAAATAGATTTGAATAGGAAGGCTGAGGAAAGAATCAAAAAATTAGAAAATTTTAATCAATATGACACTGAATTAATTTCTAATCAAATTAAAAAAATAAACGAATTAGAGATCAAATTTGCAAATGATATTGATTCGGTCAGAGAAGGTTTGTTACAAACTCGTCTTCAATTCATTGATCAATTGGGTAATGATAAGAAACCGCATCGGTGCCCAATTTGCGAAGGTCAAGGATATTGGCATAAAGTAGAAAATGGGATTGCATGTGGTGGGCGTTGTCAAACATGCGAAGGTAAAGGAATCGTTTGGGGCTAATCCCACAATCAGGTAAAATGATTACCTGAATTTAATTATTGATAAGGATATCAATCATGGCAGCAGTACCAATCAATCTTTTGTTCGACTGTGAATTACCTGGACAATCTCAAGACAATTCTGTACCACGATTTTGCCGTCTCAAATGCGGTAATACCTTGGCACAAGTGGTAGGCGCAGGTTTTCTCAATCCATTAATAGCAGCTCAAGGATTAACCTTGTACAGCTCTGATTTCGTATTTGTCGCGGCTTCTGATGGTAATCAAATCTATAAGCCTGTGATCGGCGCAGGTGGCGTGATTACATTGACAGTTCTACCCTAATTCCGACGATGCCCTTCGTCCCTTATGGTTCGCCGTCGCCTCGGAATAATGACGGCATAAATTTTATAATTAACCATGGAAGGTTAATACATGGAACGTTCACCCGATGACGTTAATCAGGACTTTGATCCTGAGAAACTGAATGAAATGGAAAATAGACGCATTGCTCGCTTGAATGAAGCGGGTATTGATGAGAAAGCCGTTTTAGTCCAATCCGCGAAACATATAAATACTTGGAACTCATACTTTGGCGAGAATATTACTCGCGGCAAAGATGACATGAATTTTGTGCTAAGAGATCAATGGACAGCGATTGAAAGATCAGAGTTCACGCGTTTGTTTAAGCCCGCAATGACTTTCAACAAGTTATATGACGCCACGAAAAAAATAGCCGGAGAGCAACGAAAGAATAAACCAGACTTGATAGTAAGATCATTAACGGGGAAGGCCACACAAGAACAGATAAATTTACGAGCAGATTTAGTAAGAACAATATCATACCAGTCACAAAATGATTTAGTTTATCAAACTGCATTCAAATCAGCCCTCATGATGGGTTTCGGTGCATTTCAAATTGTGCTAGATTATGAATCCCCGAAATCATTTAATCAAATCATTCGCTATGATCTTATACCTGATCCGACTCGCACTGCCTTTGATCCGACAGCTCTCAAACCTCATAAGGGTGATGGCAATTTTTGTGCTCGTATGTACCTTTTTACTCGAGACGAGTTTTTTGCTACTTATCCGTTTGTTACAGATCCCGTTAGTTATGTTGATCCATACATGCTCCTCGATTTCCAATGGCAAACAAGAGACACCATCGTCGTCTGTGACTACTACGTTAAAGAATGGTTCCCAGTAACGATTTACAAGCTTAATGATGGTCGCGTTGTTAATGAAGTTGAATGGGAACAAATACAGAAAGATTGGAAGCTTCAATTAGAAATCACGGAAGAAACAAAAGAAGTTAAAAGAATCGTTAAGGCAATGGAACCTCGCATTGTTAATGAACGTCAGACACAAGATTATCGAATCATGCATTATCGAATGATTCGCGATCAAATCATCGAGTTCTCTGAATGGCCATCAAAGCAACTTCCTATTATCTTTGTGGATGGCGACAGTTATTATATCGAAGGTCGTCAATATACTAG